AGGCAATCTGCGAAGGTATACCGGGCCTTTTCCGCTGGTAATGCCATCTAAACCACACCTTTCATTTTGCTTTTAGTATTCGTTCTATGTACTTATAATATCACAAAAGCGAAAAAAAGTAAAGTAAATGCCGCCAGATATTCCGGCGGCATTCTTGTAATTCTAGTTCTGAGACTTTGTGTCCCTTGCTTTACTGCACTCAAAAAACTCAGCTTTTCCCTGGAAAAGAGCGTTCAGATAGGTTGTTTTCAGCCATGTAGCCAGCCTGCGGCGCTGATCGTCGTCCAGGTCATCAGTGTTCACCAGTTCATCTCCAATATGTACGAAGGATACCGTCCGTATCTCCTGCTTCTTCGCCACATGGCCCCACCTCCCTCTCACAGAGTATTCAGCAGAAGCTACTGCTTATGACCATACCGGATTTCCGGCAGCCAGTCGTACCGCTCCTCAAACGGGATGAAGTCGCCGCTGTCTCCGCAGATACGCTTCAGGACCTCATCCATCTTTGCCCTGGCGTAGTCGGCCTCCGGGTTCAGCGTCAGGGCATCAAAGAACTTGTCGTAGTACCGGCCCCAGGCTTCCAGCACCTTCTTCAGCCGAGCGTGACCGAACACATCTTTCCCCATGACCTCCGGGTCGTTCAGAGTGAACATGAGGGTGTCTGTCATAGGCTTGAAGAAGCTCGTCACCTGGGCCGCTTTCTGCTTCAGCAGCTTGCCGAACTCACCGGCGGCGGCGTAGTCTTCATCGTTCTGGATGACCATGGCCTCGGCCTGAAACTCGATGTCGGTCACTTCCCTGTTGAGCTGCTGCTCATCCATCAGCTCCGCCTGCGGGACCTGAGCCACTAACGTCTCTGCCTGTTTCATCTGTCGTTCCTCCTCATTATTCGTTCATGTAGTTTCTGACTGTCATCAGGGCCGAAAACACCGACCAGCACTTCGTACTGCGCTGGAACGGGACTTCGGAGTACCTCCCGTCTCTGGAGAGGTGGAGTATCAGCCGGTCCTCGATTTTCACCCCGTGGCTCTCAAACGCCCGGTCATACCCTTCGAGCTGAACGGCGCACAGCTTCGAGTTGACCTGAGCCGAGGATTTGTAGTCCACCAGCGT